TGTTCATTAACGATTCGACTGTTTTCGATGTCGACACCCTTTGGAAATTAACGAAAGAGACTGAAAGTCTACATAAGTTAAAGGAAACTTTGGAACAACTACCTGCCTCCGAAAGAGGAGATAGTCTGCTTAAAACTGTCAATAATATGCTCTGTACTGGTGATACCAGTGCATCATCTATTAATAGTCTAAAGCGTGAGATAACTAGACTCAATGAGTTAATTATATCATTAGAAAGTAACCTAGATAAAGAAAGACTGAGAAGTAATTCTTTGATCGTTTCCTGGGATGAACGCGATTGTATAACAATCGATGACGTTTTTGAACGATATCTTTAGAGCGGTAATCTGGATCGGTGTCTGGTCGACACCATCTTTCGAATAATTCAATCCCTTTGAAAAGGAGTAAATTATGTATAAATCGATAGATGATGTTGCTAGTTACGCTGATTGCTTTGGTATTCCTAGACATATATCAGTTCCCTTTGTTAGGGATTTTGATAAATGGGTTAGGAACTCCGGTGAAGAATGGACTGTATCCCGAATCAAGTCTATAAAGCTTGATTTCATCCGGCATAAAGCAGGATTAGAGATGTGTTCCACATGGATTCGTAAGAATTCACATGGGTCCTTCTACGGGTCTGTGGGAGGTTTATTCAACTTCTGTTTTTCGAAACGGAAGAACTTCTCAAAGACTGTCCAGTTATTGGACATATACACTACATTAATTTCTAAGGAGATAACAACATCACAAAGGAAGAAATTCCTTGATGGTGTTCAATCATCACCTGTAGATATTCCTGTCTGTATCCGTACCGGTGTTGTACAAGGTCTTAAGGAACTCCATCTTAAACGAACTTGGATCTCTGATCCAAAGCCATTAGGATGTTGTATTCCTTCTCCTAGTACTAAGCAACCTCTGCCTAACGGTAAGTCTATACCCGACGATGTCGGTTATTTGCCTTCTGTTAGTTACGTTACTGACACGCACCTCGGTATTGGTTTACGTGAAAGTTTTCCTCGTATCTTCCGTCCTTTATTGGATGGTATTGATATAAAGTTCACTTATCACAACGTAGTACATCTCCTGAAACAAAAGGGTCCTCTTTATGAGGATTCAGTTGGTAAAATAGGTGTGATACAGGAACCTGGCTTCAAGCTTCGTGCTGTTGCCAACCCTGCTCGTATCTATCAAACTGCACTGAAACCCTTAGGTGATTATCTTTATGATATCATCAGGGATCTACCTTGGGATTGTACCCACGACCAGGCTATGCCTTTTCGTTACATACAAGACCATTTACGTTTAAACCACACGTGTTACTCTGTTGACCTTAGTGGTGCTACTGATTATTTCCCTCTTGACCTCCAAATGGAAGTTATCAGGTATTTATCAATCCGCACAGACTATCCCGATTTGTTCGAGGCACTCTCACGAGCACCCTGGCAATTCGAGAAAGGTACAATCAGGTGGACAAAGGGGCAACCTTTAGGTTTACAACCTAGTTTTGCTTCCTTTACATTGACACATGGTTTATTGTTATTCTACTTGAATAACTTTAAACATGACAACAAGTTCTTTGTTGTTGGTGACGATGTTATCATCTTAGATGATGCCCTCAACACGAAATACCGCATATGTTTGCAAACTTTAGGCTGTCCAACCAGTGATCTTAAAAGCATTGCTTCTAGGAAAATGGCTGAATTCGCCGGAAAGATAATAACTGTTGATGAAGTAATTCCTCAACTCAAATGGAGAGATCCATCTGATAATAGTTTTATCGATCTTGTTCGAAACATAGGTCCCAGATCATTGAGAATCTTAAAACCCCGGCAACGTAAAGTTGCTAAGGTCCTTATGGACATACCAGATTTCCTTGGTGGAATCGGGTTTAATCCAAAAGGCCTACCTCTTGAAGTACGGTACGAAAAGTACCTTACAATATTTGGTAGTGATAAGACCGCTCAATACCTCATGAGCTATAACGAGCTATTAAACCGTCATAATTATTATGATGATTTTGATAACTTTTCTAAAAGGTTCAGTTATGAACCAATTAGTGATCTCGACCAGAGATCATATAGTCTCGCTCTAAAACTGTTGCCCAACTTGATAAGTTGGTATACTATTTTAGGTAAGAACCTTTACACTATTGATAACGGTTTACCGTTACAGATTGCATCTGGTTCTAAGAGGTTTACTAGACTTGAAACTCTTGAAAGAGCTATCGGCATCTAGCATATCTAAGTATAG